TACATTCACTTCGCCCGACTGCTTAACAAGCGTTATAGGTGTCGTAGTTATCCAAGGGTAAGGCGTTGCGGGTACGATAGTCCAATAACCGCCCTTACTCGGTTTAATCGGTTTAATAGGTAGAACTAAGTCGCCACCGTCTACAGGTAAAGGAGGAGCTGGAGGTGGTACAGTCCTTGGCTGTGTCACTATGTCAGTAATAAGCTCAAGCGTTACCTTTCCAGTCGTTAACTGCGACTTCATTAAGTTAATTCTGTACTTTTTATCTCGTATTATTAGCGCATCGTTTAACTGGATTGAATTAAGCAACCTTAAAGGTAGATTTGTTTCCACCGTTACAACCCGCGCTTTATTGCTAAACAAGTTTTGTAAATACGCTCTATAATATATGTTATAAAGTGAATTGCTAACAGGCTCTAAACTCAGCGAGCTTATCTCTTCGTTAAAGTTAATAGAGTAGTCTGCAGCGTTATAAAATATCTCCTGTCCAAAAGGCATATAGCTTGTAATCTCTTCGGGCGTTACTCCATTAGTCAAGTAAAAAGATACCGTCTTACTATCGTAGAGGTATAACATTACAGGAGCTGGTATGTAAGGCGTATAGCTAGGTGCCTCTTCTAGTGAATAGCTTACTTGTAAATCTGTATCTGTAAACTTATTAAATAGTAAAGTTTCAAAGGGTAGCTCTATCTTAAAGTCTCCTCCATCGTAGCCAAAGTAATTACGTAGCGTTCCGTATTGTAAGTTGTTTATGTCCTTGTACGCCTCGTTTAAAAAAGCCTTGCTCTCTTTCCAATTAAACTCTATATTGTTATATAGCTTAGGTCTGTCAATCTTTATCTTGCTTACGTCAGTGTACTCGGTTATATCTATCTCTTCGCCTAGGCTGTACCAAAACTCTAACGGCTCAACTTGAAAGGTGTTTTCATCTGTAGGATAGCACGTCAAGTTAAACATCCTAAGCACTCCCGAAAAGTACTCGCTTACTAACATATCAGGAGCAGACAAAGATATATTTAAGTCGCTGCTCATTGTGTTGCCTAAAGTCTCAAATTGACAAGCATACTCAGCTACTTCGGGTACGCTTACCCCTCCATCGTCAAATAGATAGCCCGCTACAAACTTATAAGCTATACTAAAATTAAAGTTTACAGGTGTGTTTTCCGCTCTTACCTCAAAAGTGTATGTATCGTTTAAGCCTTGCACGTTGTTAACAGAAGTAACAGGGTTAAATAAAGTATCTCCTGAGGCTGCTATACTGTTTACTATTACGCCATTTCTGAACACATCTAAATAATACGTATTCGAGCTACTCGTGTTGCCTACATAAATAGTTATGCTATGCGCTGCATCTCCAAACCAGTTTATGAAGTTAGGAGGGTTAGGAGTAATAAGGTTTAAGTTTACATAGTTCACTCTTACCTCGTTTGTAAAAATACCCGCGTTCTGTCCGTTAAACTCAGTTATGCACGTAGTGTTACTAGGGTTAAAAGCTAAAGGTAAAGCCGTAACATTAAAAGTAGGAGCGTCCGCGTTTTTCCACCATGTATAAAGCTTCTTAAATCTGTTGTTCGTTAGAAAGTTTCCCGTAAATGTAACCCCGTAGGTGTCCTCTATTGCTTCTATAATTTTAGGCACTCTAACCGCTGGCTGTAGCTCGGTATAATTGATAGCCCCCGCACTTGTTTCTATATCGTTACTGGAAAGGTCGCCGTACTCCCAAACTCGCTCGCTAGAAATAAGCGGAAAACGTATATCCTCCTCAGCAGTCGAAGTAATACTATTCTTTACATTTGCATAGGTGTACTCAAAACTTAAACTGCTATAGTCTAAGTCTCTCAGCTTATCATCTCCGAAAAGGTCTTTAAGCGTAACAACATCACCATAGAAAGTAATACTGTAATGCTGTGCTTCGCCCTCTACTAACTCCGCACCCTCGAGCTGTATCTTACCTCTTCTAAAAGGCGTGTAGTTTATTTCTATTCTCGCTGGTTGTCTCTCCTTGGCTATAAAGCCGTCTTCTACATCGTTTTGGTAGTAGTGTTTAAATATCTCATTGTTTCGAGGTGAAGCGGGTACAGTAAACTGCTGCGAGAAGTCAGTAAATACTTTTGCAATGTCGTTAATGTTTTGAATACTTGAGCTTACTTCTATATTCTCATCATCGAATAAATCTAGTATCTCATCGTTTATGTATATCTGTACCGTCCGCATTATATAACGTAGTTTAGTTGGTTATGGCTGTACTCAAATTCTACCCTGTAATTAATTAGCTTGTCGTTTATATGCTCCTGTAGTTTTACGTTTTGAGTTCTTAGCTTTACAGGCTCGTTATCTAGCATTATCTTTTCGCTTAATAACATTGCTTTCATTACGTTGCTGTAGCTCTCAGGGACGAAGCCTGTATTAGCTGTTATGCTCTTTTTCGCGTTTCTGTTAAATACCTGTCTCCTGTTTTCGTAGATGTCGTAATTAATACTCGAAGGCATTAAGTTGTATTCTGTTCCTGTTGCTTCAAAGTTACGCTCGCTCGCTTTAAAGAAAATAATCTGCTGCCATACGCCGTACTGATTAATGAAGTCACAAACTAAAGGCGTGTACTTAGGTTCGCATATAGGCTCAAAGGTGTAAGTACGTACAGGAAAACCCGCTTCGTATATCTCTACTACGTTAGTTACTCCTACATGGCTAGGGTGTACGTAAGGCACGAATTTAACCCCGTTGTTTAAGCTTATAGAATCTGTTGAATTGTAAACCGCTTGCGTTAAACTTCCTGAGACGTTATTAAAGTAGATACCTCCTCCGTTACCTGTCTCCTGTACATAGTAAGTACCTTCATCTAAAAATACTGCGCTGTCTGTTATTCCGCTTGTATCTCCAAGACTAGGGTTGTATCCTTGCTCGTAATATCCGAAGCCGTCAAAAGCTACATAGTCTGTTGTGGTGTCGAGTACCTCGTTTACGTAGACCTTTACGCGAATAAAACAATATTCATCGTTACCCGCTGCTGTTTCTACTGAAGCACTTGTAAACTTCTGAAAAGAAATATACTCCCTACAATAAGGGCTTATATCAAAGTGCGCTGTAGTTGCTACTGAGCTAGGTATAACTTTGCTTAGTGTGTAAGTAGGTGTACTAGGTACTCCTGAGGGTAGGTTAAAAATATATAGTTCCGCTTTTACGACGTTTCCCACTGAGCTAGTCTTGCTAACTATGTAGGGGCTTCGTACAAATATGCTAGTTGCCATCAGGTAAATTATTAGTTGTGAATTTTAAAAAGTCTTCTAAGTCTAAACCGAACTTCTCTATTAAGTCATCAGGTAATCTCTTAAATGCTGCTTCAAAAGGTTTAGTAAAGAACATAGACGGGGCTATACCTCTAAAATAGATATTACTTGCGATTATCTGAGCCATTGTTTTATATGTTCCCTCTTTAAAGCGCCCCTTATCGTCACGCAGTCTATAACCTCTTTTCTTTACCCATTTCTCTATGTTATTAACAAACGTTCCCCAGGTTCCTTTGTGAGAACCGCTACCAAATCTATAGCGGCTGTTTGGTGCTTGTTGCCCTCTCTTTGTTCTATCCCCTCCGCGTACTTTGCTAGGGTCTTTACCCCTTACACCTTCGTCTTGAAATTTACCGTAATCCTCCATTAAGAATGCTAAGCTAAAAGAGTTCTTTGTTACGTTTAAATCAAAGTCTAACGACCTATAAAGCTCCTTACTCGCGTTCTTTCCTTTTCGCGTTAAGTTGCTACGGCTCGACTTAATCACTGCCTTAGCGAATTTACTCAGCTCTATTTTTACCTCGTCACTTAACATATAGTCATATCGTTAGGTACTAAAATATCGAAGGTAACAGCCCAGCCCGCTAAGTAATTTTCAAACCTTTCTGTAAACGGCTCTATTGTAGGGTCTCCGTCTATTCTGAAAGTTCTTACGTTGTCTCCTCTGTCGAATATCTCAAGCATACGAAGTGCCACAGCTAACTGAGTGTTTAATACGTCTTGTTCGTCGTCGTTTCCTCTGAATATATCTGTAGTCTCGGTTTTGCTTTTGTCTACTATATCCATGCACATAACAGTAACGCTAAACCTTAAGGTGTTGCTTTCCCTGTTTACGCTGTTTACCATTATATGGCTTAAAGGAAAAATAGTCTGCTTGCTTAAGTCAACGTCAAATATATCTCCTTGAGTTACCGTGTTAACGAATACATCAGCATCGAGCTGCGCTTTAATAGTTGTTAGTATGTCGTAGTATGCTGTCATCTTTTAAACTGTTTCTTTATCTCGTTTGTTTCTATTCTGTTTTTTTCGCTTTCAAAAGTGAGGTAGGTAAGAGCTGCTGAAAGTCGGAGTTTAGTGACTTCTTCAAAGTTCCTAACATCTCCTCTAGCGAGTTGATAGATTGAACTATACCAGCCCCACTTTCTCCCGAACTGCGCCCTAGTTGAATAATCTCCCTCCCCTCCTTCTCTAAATAACTCGGTAAAGCTGCTAGTAACTCGCTTCCTAAATTCCAAAAAAAAACCTGTGCGCCTAACACTACGTCTAAAGGCATGAGCTTCATTAGTTCCGCGTATTCATCCGTCCCCTCGTATTGAACAATAGTGTATTCCTCCTTTATCTGAGTTCCTATAGGTCTGAATAATACAGCCATTGCTCTATGCATATTGCTCCAGTCTCCTATGTACTTATCTAAGTCCACGTACTCCCCGAAAGTCATAGCGTCAAGGTCCGGTACAAAACCAAACTTAAAGCCCTTTAACTCGAACTTGTTTACTAGACTTTTCTCTTGAATAAATAAGTTGTCTAGGTGTAAGCATACCTCCTCTACAGAAGAGCGCTCTATCAGCTTTACTTTGTCTGCTGGTATCAAACAAAAGCACTCAATCATTAACGCCTTTAGCTCGTTCTCTTCTAAACCTTTCGCACGTTCTAAAAAGTGCTGGTATTGTGCAAGCGTTATCTCTCTTAAGCTCTCAGGAAGTTGTATCTTAACTTTCATAAATTATATACGTTTAATTGTGTTTTTGTATTAAGTCGGTAGTGAGAGGGGTGGCTAGTTAACTTAGCCGCTATGCACTTAACATTATCCCCCTCCCATTTATTAAGTTGACCTACCTTATATGATATTCTCCCCTAGTCGGGTTTTCTAGTTGATAACTTACAGCGTACCTAAGTGCATCTATAGCATGGTTATATTTGTCCACGGGCGTTGAGCTTTTCTTTTCCAACCAACAGTAATTGTTGAGTTCCTTAATTAAGTCGGTACTGCCCTCATCTATAATTAAATCGAAGTCTTGAAGCAATGCTATACCGTAAGTTACTGAGCCTTGTCCCTTAATTGTAGGCACTATGTTATTACTTACGCTTAACTCACTTATTAACCTAGGCTCTGCTGAATCCGCTACTATTAGACTGCTCCCCGCAAAACGTTTATTTAATTCTGCTATCTGTGAAGTTGTTAACGCTTGCTTATAGTAATGTAGTTTTATATATATTTTCTTGTTTGCCTTGTCTATGCTTGTCTCTACTAAAGTAGTCGGGTCTGCACTAAAGCCGAAGTCTTGCCCGAATACGCTCGGAGCTGCTTGCTCAAACTTGCCTATTGTCCAGTTGCTAAATATAACTCCCTCTGCTTTATCTAACCAGCCTCCTAGTATCTGATGTTTAAACTTCTCAGGTCTTCGTGTGCGTATGTTCTCTATTTGATTAATATAACTTTCGCTGAGGTTGTCTAAGTTGTCTAAATAGGTTGTGTGTATGTAAGTAGTGTCCCCCTTTGTGACGTTGCTACCTTCCTGTATTCCCCTTACTTCAAAGAAGCGGTTATATATCCAATGCTCTTTTGTGCTAGGGTTCATTATTAGTATTACCCTGTTCTGTATTCCTTTCGCCCTTACTGATAAATCTATCTTGTCAAAAGTTTCCTCATCTGTTAGCTCTTCCGCTTCATCCAGGACCCAAGTTGTCACCCCTTGTAAAGATTTGAGGTTAGCTGTTTGGTCTCCTGAGCTTGTCTTAATACCTCTGAACAATATACGGCTGCCCGACTGCTTGTTTATTATTTCGTCCTTAGTTATATGAAAAACGTCTTCCATTCCTAAGAACTCTATTTTCTCCAAAAACTCTGGTATAATAGATACGCCAGCTGAACGCAAAGTATAACGAGTAAAAAGGATAACATGACCTACCTGTTGAGTTAATAAACATAGTAAAGTAGAAATAGCGTAAGACTTACCCGAGCCACGTCCACCTGTTACAATATAGTAACGGCTATCACTATCTAAGACTAAGTATTTTTTATTTATCACCTCTTAGGCGTTTGATAGCGTCGTTAAAATCAAAGTTAGTAGTTAGTTCCCCTTTTACCTCGTTTTCTGTTTTCTTAGGCACGAAGTACTGAGCATACTTAGCGAATAGTTCTAAGTACTTACTAGGACTTTCTTTTAGTACTTGTTTGAACGCATCTTCTATGTTAGGAACTTGCCCCTCTAAAGTTTCTATAAATATCTCTCTCGCTTCTTTAGTGAGCTTATCTTGCGCTCCTTTCGGTCTTCCGTTTTTATTTCCGCTTTCTCCTTTTTTAAATGGCATATAATTGTTATTAATTGTTATTAACAATATTCAATATAGGCTTATTAACTTTTAATTCATATTTAAAAGCATATCGAACTGCTCTCTGTCTATGTCTATTATTTCCACGTCTAGGTCGTCTTCTAAGTGTTCTACGAAGTCTATTATGTATTGTCCGTGTTTTACGTGTTCTATTACCTCTCGCATTAAGTCCATGTCTCCTACTGACTTGTTGAACTTTATGTAGTAGTACATCATTGGTATTGATTAAAAAGAGTTTGTAGTTTATTTAGTACCCCTCTAAAACAGCTTCCGCAGCTTGTAGGCTTAAAGTCGTAGTGTAGAACTCTGTTATATATTTTTACTAGTTCCTTTTGTTCGTCGGGTTTAATCATTGTCTTAGGCTTGCTAAAGAAGTCTGCTAGATAGTTGTATTCTTCTTCCTCTAAGCACTCAGGTTTATTATAAGGAAATATCTTATTTAGTTTCGCCTTTCTGTCGTCGCATCCGCAGTCGTCACCAGCTATAAACTTAACGAGCTTTTTTATTCCTGTAGCTTCTGTTACTTTTTCTATAGTGTCACCTAAGCCCTCGGAGGTTTCCTCGTTTGCCTCGTTAAAGCGTTCTTTCCATTCTTTATACTCCTTAGTTCTTTTGTCTAAGTTCTCGTAGTATTCGTTACTCTTCTCCATTGTCTTCTAGTTTAACCCCGTATACGCTTCTTTTAGGTATGTAGGGGCTTGTTATTAATTTGCGTTCCTTGTATTCGTCAAGTCCTATTCTAGTATATATGTCCTTGCTTAATATTATCTCTTCATAGTCAGGGTACTTATCTATGAAGTCGTCTATTATCTTAAATGCTTTTCCTGTTGTCATATCTTTTCGTAGTCCTCGTTTATGTAGTCTTCGTAGTCTTCTCCTACTGCTTCGCTTATTCTCTCCTTACAAGTTTTAATAGTGTGAAAGATTGAGCTTAAACTTATCTTTGTTTCATTGCTTAATTCTCTCATGCTTCGACCGTCCTTGTATAGTTTCCATAACATTTCATCGTACCAGTGCCAGTTCTCTACTTCTTCTTCTATTCTTTCGTGTATCTTTTCTAGTTCCTCTTTTCTGTCGCTACCTTCCGCGCATAGATAACGCAGCTCATCTAAATCTATTTTGCATACTTTACTTTGCTTCCTGTGTAGGTCGTAAGTCATGTTACGTAATATATAATATACGAAAGTATCTGCAGTTTGTTTTTTAAGCTCGATATTCATAAGCTTAATATACATCTCCTGTACTATGTCCTCAGAGAAGTCCCCTCCTCCCAAGTTCTTAACTATGTTAACCCATTTGCTATGCTGGGCGTAAATTGTTTCCATGTTGACAAATATAAATAAAAAAAGGGAAGTCGTTAAACTTCCCCCTAAACATTAAAACTAAACCATGAAACACGACAAAGATAACATTATTTCTCATAACTCAGAATAAACTTTTCGCATCTCCTTTTTACATTGCTTTCATGTAAGCCTTGAAGCTTTGCCACGTGTCTAAATTGTCGATACGTTTGAACTACGGCAGCGGTTGCTTCTATCTTAGTCCACTTAACCTCATCTCTAAGCTGAGGGACTAACTCGTCTAGCTTTTTAAGCACTTCTGTTTTTTTCATATTAAAAAGGTAAATCGTCGCTGTGCTGTGCGGCTTGTGCTACTGTTTCCTCTTTTGGCTCGTAGGTGTCTAGCTTCGCATAAGGCTTGCCACTTTTACCCATTAACACACTTAAGTTAACCCAGCCGTTTTTATTGTTAGCTTTTATAAACTTCTCAAACTCTTCGACCTTTACGCTTAAATTACATAGCACGAAGTCGGGCGCGTTCTCATTCTTTTTAACGATTAAACCGTCTGCAAAAATTGTTTCACTCATCTTATTTCTATTTTGTTAATTTACTAATTGACGCTTCAAGCATATTATAATACTCTCTACACTCTTCTACTCTTTCTTTCATTTTTTTTACCGTGTTTTCGTCGTACTCTACCTCGAATATCTTTACACGTAAGTTCTCAGGTATTCTATCGTATTGCATTCTATCTCTAACCTTTTGCTCTATCTATAAGGCTTGCTCGTCTGTAGGATCAATAGCTTTTAGT